GGGTGGTTCTTTGGGGAGACTCTTTTTGGAGAAGGTCTGCTGGCCGCTCTCAACCCCCCAACGCTCCATTGTCTTGACGACCCGTTGGACCTGCTCGGCCCCTTTGAGGATGTAGTCGAAGAACGTCTCCACGCCCGACTGGAGTTTCTTGTTCGCCTCACCCTCAGCCTTGAGTATGCGAATGGTCGCGTCATGGCGGGCGTTGATGTCAGCCGCTCGGTCAGTGAACGATGCTCCACCAGGACGCGAGGTCGCCTTATCCACGGCGTCCTTGACTTCCTTTCGAGCGTCCGCAATGTCTTTCGCAAGCGTGTCACCGAATCCCTCGAAGATGTCGTTGCGCGCTTCACGTTCAACACGGTCCCGAGCAATATCGAGTGACGCCGCCCAGGCCGCCGTGTCGGTGGGCTCCTTGACGGTACGGTACGACATCGACGACCCGTAACCACCTATCGCCTCCCGGCGTTCCAGCCACTCCCCGCCGAACCAGTTCTTGTAGATGGCCTCGCGTTCGCGCATCACCGCCATGTCGTCTTGCCCGAAGATGCTGTCCTTGAGCGCTTGCCACATCCCCTTGCCTGTCCGCGCCGCCAACTCGACGGCGGCTCGGCCCGCCAACTCCATCCCGGCCAAGAACAACTCCCAGGCGAGGTCTGCCGCTCCCGAGAAGTCGTCCTTGAGGTAGGTCGCGAACGACAGCAGGTGGTCCTTGACACGGTCCAACTCGTTCTGGACTCGTTTGCCCCAGTACGCGAACCGCGTCGGGTCCTCTTCCACCCACTTCGTGATGGCGTCCGCGATATTGGCGACACTCGGCCCCAGGACCTCGCCCAGGCTCCGCTTCAACTCGTCCATCGCCGCATGGAAGCGCTCGAACTTCTTCGCCGTCGTCTCGACCATCTTGCCGTACGCTTCGAGGTCCTTGCCCGAGCTTTGCAGGACGTAGTCCACGTCTTCGACGAACCCCTGGTACTGCTGGAGCAAGGCGCTGGCACCGACCTGAGCGCGCATGTCACCGAAGATACGGTTCGAGAACTCGACGCTCTTGTGGGACAGCTTCTCGAAGACCCCGCGCAGCCCGATGGCCTTGAGGGTCGCGGTGTTCATCTCCAGCCCCAACTCCTTCATCGCCTTTTTGGCGTCGGTGCTGGGGTTGACAAACTCCTTGACGATGTTTTTCAAGGACGTGATCGCGATGTCACTTTGCAGACCGGCCCGGGTCATGGTCGCAATCGCACCCATCATTTCTTCGATACTCAGGCCCGCCGTCGCGCCCATCGACGCGACATAGCCGATGCTGCTGGCGAGTTGCTCAAAGGTGATCTTGCCCCGCTGGACCGTCTCGAAGAGGTCCGAGCTGATCTTGCCCGCGTACTCGATACCAAGCCCATACGAGTTGAGGATTGTGGTCAACGCGTCCGCCGAGACACCCGTGTCGGTCAGACCGGCCTGGGCGGCGCGGCTGGAGATCACGAGCATCTCCATCGCGTCCTCAGCCTTTACCGACGCCGACAGGATGTCGTACAAGCCTTTCGACAACGTCGCCGTAGACTCGCCCATCGCAATCGACAAGGCGCGAATTTGACGGCTGTAGCCGGGCAAAAAGCGCATCGTGTTCTGCTGGAGCATCGTGGAGACGTTCGCCATCTGGCGTTCGAACTGGGCGAATATCTGGATCGACTCCTTGACGATGCCGTAGCCCCGGTACGCCACCCACAACTCGCCCAGCGTGCGAATGAGCCGCTTGATCGTCCCCTGCGCCGACGACGTGGACCCGGTGACACGCTTGGTCGCGTTCTCGTAGGTCTGCGCCCCCGAGGTCGCCCCCGTCGCGTTAATCGTCAGGTCAAGACTTGCTTGTCGGATTGTCCTTCCGGTCGCCACGTTGGTCTACACTCCATCGCAAGTACACATCGTCAAGGGCACTGATGACTTCCAAAAACGCGAAGCGGTCGTCGGCACTCTCCAAGCCCGCGAGCCGCGTATAGGCCTCGATGTCACTAATGCTCAGCGGGGACACCCCGAAACCCGAGCTTTGACGATGCGAACTCAGGACCATGAAGCTGTCCAGCAACCACGCCGATTCTGGCTTCACTGTCGGGCGGGCGACAGTCGCCGGAACAGGCCGACCGCGCGCCGCCAGTGCCCGATACACCTTGGCGAACGGAGCCGAGCGCAGCTCCCACGCCAAGGTATCGGTCAGTTTTTTGACTGATCCGCCAGTTGCTCCTTGCGGTAGTTGTCCACATCCTGAGACTGCGTCTTGATCCACAACGTCAGGTCTTCAAGTTCCGGGTCACTCAGCCACGCATAGGCTTGCTCGTGCGAATAAGGCACGGGCTGCCCATCATCGTCCACGATGCCCTCCCACCCCAGGAGGATCGTTTGCGCCATCGCCTTGACCTCTGCCGCGTCCAGTTCCTTCTGCCAAAGTTTCATGTTTTCGTCGTTCACTTCGCGCAGGCCCAGGACGCGCTTGCGCTCTTCCAAGATGGGCCGCACGAACTCGCGCATGTTCTCGTTGGCCCACCGGGCGATGAGGAAACGCGCTCCGTGGTCGTCCTCGACCCACACACCGTTGTTGACCTTCGCCTTGTCTGTTCGCAGTGAGTTGATGTTCAACATGGTTCTCTGCTCCTATGCTCCAGTGGTTGTTCGCAAGGGCGCTGCCCTATGCAGCGCCCGGTTCAAGCTCGTGATTAGGCACTCGGTCGTCGCGCGATCCGCAGCGTCACGCTCTCGGTCGGGTCGAGGTACGCCATCCAAGCCAGATCGGCCAGGACGTCCCCGTTCGGCCCTGTGGCCGAGCGCTGCCCGGTCGTGTACTTGATCTGCGGCACGTCGAAGATGATCGCGTTGCTGCTTTGATCGACCAGCACGATGGCGAGCCCACTCGCCGTCTCGTTGAGGAACTTGTCGTACAGGGTGGCCGACTCGAAGTAGGCTTGCAGCGTCCCACTGACCTCGGCCCGTCCTGTGCCCACGCTCGCGACCCCGCTGGACCCGACCACCAGCCGCGTGCGCAAGTTGTTGTTGAGGTTCAGCGACCAGTTGACGATGTCCATGTTGGCGCTCGCCTCCATGACCTTGTTCACGTCGATGGACGCGAAGGGCTCGGTCGTCGCGGCGGCGGTGTAACCACTGCCTCCCGAGGACGACAGCGATTGCTCGGTCGATCCTAGCAAGCCGAACGACCCCGTCACGATGCCCTCGGTCGGCACCGTGAGGCTCAACGTGTTGAGGCACTGGCCCAGGTACAACGCCAGGGTGTTCGTGAGGTCGTCGTACGACCGCTCGAAGTTGTAGCTCGTGAGGGTCGTGCCGTTGACGATCGCGCCCAACTGGGTGATCGAGATGGACCCGCCCGCCGACTCATCGGTCAGGGTCAGCCCCGCCACCACAAGTTCGTCGTTGTCCAGCGTCCCGGGGTTGGTGGAGTTGATCGCGGTGATCTTGGCGTAGCCGTTGTTGTTGCTGGCGGCGAAGCCCGCGACGTAGACCCACTCCCCCACGACATAGTTCGTGAACTCTTCGTCCACGCCGGTGTACTTGTTGCCAGAAGCGACGGCGGCGATGCCGCTATCGGCAGCCACGTCGGTTACCGGCGTAGACCACGCGCTGTCGAGCAGCGCGGCGGCGAACAGGGTGTCGAACTCGCCGTAGGCCAGTTCGAAGTTGATAGCGCCCGCCGAGTCGATGCGGGTGTGTCGAATGGAGGGCACTTGCCGATCCGAACGGATGGCGTTGCTCTGCGACGACCCGGCCTGTTGGGCGAGCGTCTCGCCCGTGTGTCTGATGATCTGCAACGGGGAGCCCGTGACCTGGGTTCCGTACGTGCTTTCCACCACAAAACTCAGGGTGGTGCGATTAGTGTCACTCATTGTTTAACCTCCTGGGGCCGACGCCCCACTTGTCTTCGTTTATTGCCACAGGCCCAACACCTACTGCTCATCGGCTTGGTACGGCACTTCCACGTTGATCTGGTAGTTGTGATCTTCCTGCCCGACGCTCATAATCTCGGGCGTCAGGTACGTCACGCCCCCAGCGTTCACGTCACGAAAGGCCGTAACCACCGCTTCGGCCATCGCGAGCAGCACCCCATCTCCCGACCCGATGGGGCCATAGAGATGCGCGATGGCGACACCCTGATGCCGGTAACGCTTGACTCCCACCGTGATGCGGTTCGAGTCCCCGTCTCGGACACTAAACCGGCACCAGAGCGAGCCGTCCGTCGGCGGGTTCTGCGCTTGGTTGTCGTAGACCGTGACAAGGCTCTGCCCCGTTTCGATCTGCGTGGCGAACCGAGCGCGAATCGCGTTGTGAATCTGCAACCGGGTCATCGGAACATCGCCCTTATATCGTTGACTGTTACTGCGAGCATCCCGTCCAGGTCTTCGAGGTACAGGATGTACTCCACGTTATTCGTTATGTGGCAAACGCCGAACGGCGGGAGTTTGGAAATTCCCGAGGCGCACCGGGCATACGCCGCCCGGCCCGACTTGTCGCCATTGAACTTCTGTTTGGCCGGATGCAGCACCTCTTTCGGACGTGCGCCGATGCCCACCTGCCAGTTGTTGCGGGCGCGACCCGTGCGTACTCGGGTGCGAAACACGAGCCGCCGCAAGGCCTCCAGCGCCACCTTTCGCTGGAGTTCCGACATCAGGGTCGGAATGTCCTTGTTCGACTGGTTCACGATCTGATTGAACTGCGCCGCGTTCACGCCATCGCCCCCAGTGCAAACTCGTAGAGAACCACCACACCCTTGTACTTCCAGGGATGCACGGCCAAGACCTTGTACTGGATGCCGTCGTAGATCACCAAGTGCCCCGGGCTGGGCGTGAAGCTCAGGCCATACGGGGACATATTCATCACGAGGGACGCCCCAACCACGCCATCGACGGCGCGGAACTCTTTGGTCGCGGAGGCTTCCACGACCTTTACGGGGTAGTCCGTCGGCGCGCCGGGAGTGACTAGACCCGTCGCGGCGGCGTAGGTGGCCGTCGCATCGAGCCGGAACGTCGCGTCCCCGCCGTACTTGGCGATCTTCTCGTAGCTCATCGCAGCACTGATAGCCATTTACTTACCTCGGCGTCCGCCTCGGCCTCGGCCCCGACCCCGGCCTCTGCCGCCCTTGCCCTTGCCCTTGCCCTTGCCCTTGCCCTTGCACGGCATCTCACAACTCCTTTCTGGTTAGCCCCGATAGACGCGGTCGGCGTAGTCCACCAGCGGCTTCAGCAGGGCCACCACACGCGGGTACTCGTAGACCGACGGCTGCGTGCCGCCCGCGTACGTCTTCGACTCCGAAATCGGACCCACCGTGACACTCTCCGAAACCACCGAACCGGGCGACGTTTGCGTCCCCAGCAGGTCGTCTCCAGACACCACACGCAGGGCCAATTCCGCACAAGCATCTTTGAGTTTTTGGGGCAGACTGTCGGAGTCGATGTCGTAGTCATCGTCATCCTCGGCGTTATAGCGGGGCCATCCGAGCGCTTGCGATACGCTCTTGCGCGTGCCCCGATACCGTTGTCCAAATTGGATGTCGAGGTATTGGGTCGCCGCAATCAGGCCACGTTCCTTGTCCGCCGCCTGCGCCGCCGACCAGACCGCTGATCCGGTGTATGTCACGTGGTACGTGTCGGCATCGGCGACCGAGCAATAGCTGTTCGCATCGGTCTTGCCAGTGCCGTCCTCGACCACAAAACTTGCACTCGGACTAATGGGATCGCCTTCGCCAGTACCGCCCATACGTCACCTCACTACTCTGTCACTGTCTCCACGTCGGGGTTCGTGAACACGTACCCACTCTTACGCCGCCACACGTAGTACACTCCAGCCGGGAGGTAGAACGTCGCCACCCCGAACGCGTTGGTCACCGCATCCGCAATCATGTTCGACCCCGACGCGTCGGTTGTGACCCACACTTCGGCATCGGCAATCGGCGGCGAGCCGCCCGTCTCGGTCAGGGTGTAGGTCCACTCTATCGGACCCGCCCCGAGGGCGACCGGCGACCACGTGACAACTTGTTCGGTATGCTCGATGTTCAAGCCACCCGACTCTTCCGCGTAGAAGTCGTACGTTACCCCGTTGACCCACGCCGCCGCCGCGATGATCACCGTCCAGCGGCAGCCATCCCGGTAGCTCATGGCACCCGCAGACGCCTTCGTGTCCGACCACGTTGCGCCGCCCGCGTCCCACCACTTGCCCGCGTTGGCTCCGTTCGTCGCCACCAGATAGCCGGTGACCGTCCCGGTCGTGATGGGCTGGACCGTGGACTCGCTTATCAGGTCCGCCCCGATAATGTTGCTCTGTCCCGGTATCGCCTGTTGCATAGGACACCTCAAGGTGTTGTGGATTACGCACCCAGGTACGTCACGTTCCACGTCACGGTCAGGGTGTCGCTTGCGCCCTTGTTGATGGCGCTGGAGAACACGCTGATCGCGAACGTCCCCGTGGCGTCGGCTTCGCCCGCGTCGGTCGTATTGTTCACGATGGCAACACGGTTGATGTTGGAGTTCGTGCCCTCGCCCGCCGCCCACAGCCGCCGAAACTGGCAGATATTGGCAGACGCCCCTTGCTTCGGGGTCGAGTCGTCCAAGGCTTTCGCCGAGCCACTGACGTAGTCACCCGTGGCGATGTACGAGCCCGCGCCGTTCTTGGCAGCCGAGGTCGTCGCCGTCCCGAGCTTCATGCCCCAGCCGGTGTAAGCCGCCGTATAGATGGCGCTCTTGGCGAAATCGTCACCCTGGTCGGTGACGAGGTTGTGCGTCACGGAGCGCTGCTTCAGCTTGCCATCCGGCCCATGTACTTCGGCAATCACCGTGCCTCGCAGGATGGCCGCGTCCAAGCGCTCTCTCTCTTCTCTTCGCTGATTCATGTTTGTACCTTTCCCTAACCGATTGTCACTGAGTTGACCCAGACCTCGCCTGGGGTACTGAGTTGCTCACTCTTTGAGTCCGTGATCCCGATGGATTCGCTGATCGACCGGACCACCGTGCGCACCAACGCGGTCGAATCTGACAAGCCGAGATTCTCGGCAATCGTCCGCACCACTGTTCGCAGGAGGGTCTGGTCGTCCGTAATGCCCATGCTTTCCGCGATGGCCCGCACGTACGTTGCCAGGACGCTCGTGCCATCGGTGAGTCCCATGCTGTCGGCCACCGTCTGTTCGGTGCCAACGTTGTCCGTCTCGACGTCCGTAATGCCGAGGGATTCCGACACCGCCCGGACGAACCCTTGCACGGACGACCTGCTGTCGGTGATGCCGAGCGAATCGTTGACCGTCTCGTTGTACGGGGTGCCGGTGGGCGTCCGCTCGATGATGATGTAGCCGCCCGCGCCTGCCCCACCGGCTCCGGTCTGTCCGGTGCCACCTGCGCCACCGCCGCCGTAGTTGTTGCCCGGGTTGCCCGCTTGGTTGTTGCCGGTGACCCCGGTCCCACCATCCCCGCCAGGACTGTTCCCGGTCCCGGCAGTAGTCCCCGACGCCGAGCCACCGTTGCCTGTCGCGCCAGCGCCACCACCCCCAGCCCCCGACGCCGCCGCCGCCCCAGCCGCGCCGTTGCCTCCCGTATAGTTCGAGTCACCGTTGGTCCCGGTGCCCCCCGAGCCCGCTGCGCCGCCGTAAGTGCCCCCTGCGCCACCCCCACTGCCCGTGTAGGTTGTCGTCCCGTCGTTGAACGTCGAGTTGCCGCCCGCCGTCCCCGACGCTCCCGCCGCGCCGGACCCCCCGGCGCTCCCGACCGCGTAAGCGTAGCTCTGCGTGTCGGTCAGCGAGACGACCACGACCAGCGAGCCGCCACCCCCGCCGCCACAGCCGCCGTTGCCGTTCGTGCCCGTACCACCCCCACCACCACCACCGCCACCCCCGACGATGGTGACCGTGTGGTCGCCCGTGAACGAGGCGGTAAAGTTGCCCGACCCAGTTGTGTAAATTTGCTGAGCCATTACTGTCTCCGCTTCAACAGCAAGAACGCGATGGCGGCTTGCACGAGCCCGCCGATAACCTTCTGGACGTCGTCCGTAATCCCCACGCCGTCACTGACAGTGCGCAGCACGGCGGCGACACGCGTCACGGCGTCCAGCACCCCTTCGTCGTCGTCGATGGTCCGAACCCAGGACACGAGCCGCTCGAACGCATCGGCGATGCCCAGGTCGTCCGCGACGATCCGACCGTAGCCCAGCAGTGTCCCGTCGGTGATTCCTTCGGCGTCACTCACGACGCGGCTCACGGCCAGGATGTTCTGCAAGCTGTCGGTCGAGCCGATGGTCGCCGCCAGCACGCGCAGTGCTTGGTGCGTCGGCGAGACGGCATCGGTAATCCCCAACACGTTATTGATGATCTTCGTCACCGCGCCGACGCCCTCGTAGGCCATCTCATCGGTGATGCCGAGCGACTCACTGATGGTGCGCACCACGGTCCAGACGCGGCTGTAGCTGTCGGTGAGCCCGATGGAGTCGTCGTTCGTCCGCAAGTAGGTGGTCACTCTCGACCACGTGTCACTCAAGCCCAGGTTGTTGGCGATGACGTGTGATCGCGCGAGGACCTTGCCGTCGGTGATCCCCTGGCTGTCGGTGACGATCTTTACGAACGTGATCACGCGGGACAGGGCATCGGTCATGCCGAGCGAGTCCGCAACCGTCTTGATAACGGTCATGATCTGCGTCACGGAGTCCGTCAACCCGAGCGAGTCGGCGATGGTCTTCACCGTGTCGCCCACCGAACCCTGGAGCATCTCATCGGTCAGCCCGATGCTCTGGTTCATGGTCAGGATGCGATTCCAGACCGCGCCGGTGTCGGTGATCCCGAGGTCTTCGGTGTTCGTCCGCAGGAACTCGACGACCCGGGTCATGCCGTCACTGAGGCCCATGCTCTCGGCCAGCACGAGGGCGCGGGCCAGCACGTGCCCGTCCGTGATGCCCATGGCGTCGTTCACCAGCCGGATCAGCGCCAGCAGGCTCGACGTGCTATCGGTCAACCCCAGGTCGTCGGCCACGGCGCGGACCATGACGGACAGGCTGGTCTGCGCGTCGGTGAGGCCGATGCTGTTGTTGATCGTCTCGACTACGTCGCCGACGGCGCTCTCGATAGCTTCGTCCGTGATCCCCAGGCTCTCGGCGATGACGCGGACGACCGTCGCCGTACGGGTGAAGCTGTCGCTGATGCCCAACGAGTCGGCCACCACGCGCACGACGGTGGAGACACGCGTGACGACATCGGAGATGCCGAGGCTGTCGGCCACGACCTTGGCGACATCCTGCACGTTGGCGTCGGTGATGCCGAGACTATCGGCAACGAGTTGCACGATGGTCTTCACCGCCACCGGCGTGTCCGTGATCCCGAGGCTCTCCGCGACCTCGCGGACCACCCCCCGGACGTCCGTGGTCGCATCCGTGACGCCCAGGCTCTCCGCAATCGTGCGAACCAGGGTGGTGACATCGGCGGCGACATCCGTCAAGCCCACCGTATCGTCGTTCGTGCGGACGATGGCAAAGGCTTTGCTGATGGCGTCCGTGAGTCCCAAGGCGTCGGCAAGCGTGCCGCTACGGTTGATGATCTGGCCCCCGTCGGTGATCCCCAGCGCTTCCGCCAGGGTGCGCAGCAAGGCCGAGACATCCCCCATAGCGTCGGTCGCGCCGATGCCGTCGTTGATCGTCTCGGTGTAGTTGTTGATGCCCGCCAGCGGGATGACAATAGTGTTGGCGTGACGGTGAATCAGGTACGGGTCGCGAGTCAACTCCATGAGTTCGGTGTCACTCAACACGCGATTCCATACCAAGAGGCAGTACATATCCCCGCCCCAGTAATAACTCGACAGGCCGTCCCAACTGCCGATCCGCAGCCCGTCCGTGCTACTGCCGGTCACAACCTGTGACCCTAGCGCGGTCCAGTTACTTCCCTGTCGCCTCCCCTCGGACCAACCCTCACAGGGGTGATTAAGCGCCGTCCAGCGATTCCACACCCACGCCATCGGATAAACCTTGTTGTTCGTCGGCATCCAATAAAACTTGTCATCGTAGGACTGGTAGTAACTCATATCCGGCATCCACACCCGCGCGCCGGTAGTTGTGGAAAGGGCAAAAGCGAAGTCGTTGTCCGAGTAGGCCGTCCCCTTCGCGAAGAGCGCCGAACCGGCACGGGTATTGTCCGCGCGGCTGGCGACGGTGAAGACCGTCATCCTGGTCAAGGCCGTGAAGCGGCTACTGTACGGGACAGTGACATGATCGGCGTTGGTGGGCATACGCACACACCGCCCACTGGACGTCCACTGCCAGGACGCCGAGCCCTGGAGCGTGCCGTGGTGCCCGTTGCCGCTGAAATCGCGCAGGGTCGTGCCGTAGCTCCCGTCGGCATACCACGCGGCGAGCAACCCGCGCGTGACTCCCGCCTTGCGCACGGCTTCGGGGTGAACCTTGAATTTTGTTATTGGGTAGAAGGCCATGGCCTAGCTCGCGGTCTTCTCATTGATACAACACGAAAAGGTGATGGAGTTGCTCGACGCGGCGTTGGCGGCGAAGATTTTCAGGGTCGGCGCGGCGACCGGCAGGCTCACCGTCTTGATGATGGGGTCCTGCACGTAGGTATCCAGCGCACACAGGAACATCCCGTCGTCGGCATCCGTCGGGTACTCGGCGCTGCCCGCGCCGTCGGGATCGCCGCATGAGAGCAAGACATAGACCGATATGATGTCGCCACTGGCGGGCGTCCCGGCGTTGTCGGCCTTGATCGTGATCATAGCGTCGTAACAGGTGGTGCTGAGGGTGACCACGTCGGAGGTTTGGTTGCTCCCCGAGGACACCGAGACGCTGCTGCTCGCCGACCATGTGACCTGCTGCTCATTGTTTGCAATCGCCATGTCAAGAAGCCTCCACGTTGGCAATCGTCGTCCAGAAGCCATTGACCGCCGTCTCGACCTGCGTGTCGGTCAACGCAAGCGTGTCGCCCAGCGCCGCCTGGATGGTCGCGTCGGACAGCAGGAAGCGGTAATACTGCGCGACGTAGTTCCTGGGGTTCTGTAAGACCAGCTTGGCGAGCGCCAGCCGGTTGACGTGATCGGAGGTGCCGGGGTCCTCGTAGATGACGGCCCATGAGGCTTTCAAGAAGGCCGCTTCCACGCGGCCGGCGAGTTCACCTGTCGGCTGCGAAGCCGCGTAAAGTTGCTGCAAGGTTGCCATGTCTGACTCCTGATTCCGCAACGTCTTGATAGGCCACTGGGGGTGAGCTTGTCACTCACCCCCAGCAGTCGGCACAGAAAACTGGCACCACGCACAGCAAGGCACTAAGGTTTGCCGCGCTGGCTCGCCGCCACGAGGGCGTCAACCAACTCGGTTTTTTTCATCGCGCCAACACTCTTGCCGTCCCACTCGGTGAGGCCCAAGGCGTTGGCCTTGTCCCGCAGTTGGGTCATGTTCATCGCGTCGAGTTCGGCGCTCGTGACCACGGGGGCAGGCGCAGCCGGGGGTTCGGCAGTCGCGGGCGTGGGCTCGCTCGGGGCGGTGGCTTCGGTCGAAGGCAACTCCGACCAGCCCTTCGCCTTCCATTCCTTGAGGTCCCACTCGTTGACGCGCATTCGCTGTCCGTCCTTGTAGACGAGGACAGTCTCAAGTGTTTGACCGGCGTAAGCCATCATTGACTCCTTTACTCATCGCGTCCTAACTAACGCTCAATGGGTTGAGGCTTAGCCACAGCATCGCACGGCGAGGTTGGGGTCGAGCGTCTTACACCCGTACAGGATGTCGAGCGCGACGTTCACCTTGGAGTTGTCCCCGTCGTAGTACAGACGCGAGCGGAGGGACAGGCCGGTGACCGGGTCTTGGATCGTGGCGATCCGAGCGCCGATCTCGTTACCCATCTCGCTCAGCGGCGCGGTGACGAGGGCGAACGCGTTGCGGTGGAAAGCCAAGTTGGCCGAGTGCGAATCCACTCGGACGGTCACGGCCTCATCACCGGACAGGGCAGCGGCGATTCCCGGCGTGATGGAGACGGTGATGGCGTTGGCCGAAGCCGTCGCATCCGCCGTCACGGCATAGCGCTGGGTGTTGCCCGCGATGACGAACGAGTCACCGGCCTTGAGCGTCCCACTCAACGCGGACGCGTGGTAGATGGTGATACTCGTTGCGCCCTTCGCCACGGCACCCGAAACGAGCGGCGCGGCGCAGGTGAAGGTTCCCGCCGTGTGGGTCTGGACGTTCTGATTGGCGAACGGCTCCATCCCGAACTTCATGCCGAGCGAGCCCCGGCGTTGGGTGTTGACCCCGACGTCCCCGGCCCCTTGCGCCTGGGAGAACGCGGTCAGCCCGAGCAGGCCCGCCTCCAGCGTGCCGTCCAGCATATAGTGGACGTTGCCCACGTCCTGAATCGGCACCTTGTTGTTGAAGAGGACCTTGCGCGGCCCGATGACGTCCTGAATCTCCGTGGTGGAGTTCAGGTCGTAGAACCACGGGATGTCGCGGTACAGCACGGCGAGCTTCTGATCGACATCGTCGGCCAGCGCGTAGGCTGCCGGGCGGATGTGATCGTTGACGATACGCTCGCCAGTGAACGCCAACTCCTTGTCGGTCAGCGCGAACTTGACTTCCTTCCAGTACGCCAGTTCGACCTGGACCGTACCAGTTTCCACATTCTGCGCACTGGAGGGCGCATCCTGGGCGGTGAAGGTGCTGGGCCGTCGGATGCTGACGTACTGCCCGCGTCCGAACTGTCGCCGTTCCTCATCGAATCCGAGATGGACGCGCGAGGCCATACCCAGTGCTTTCTCCAGTTGGATCAGCGCTTCCTGGGCGTAGAAAATGGGATTGTATACTCCGAGTGTGTTCGCCATGGCGGCTTCCTTTCATCTAGGAACACGTTGTCACTTGAACTTCCAGCCGCCTTGCCTTGTGCGTGAACCACTCTCGGTTACCTGTGACCCGGTGTTACTCAGCGCCAACTCCCGCGATCTGCAACTCTTGCCCGGCCTTGGCCGCCGCTTCTTTGGCGGCGCGGTACTTGCCCGGGTCCTTGGCATCCGCAGCATTGAGGACGATCGCGCGGCTCCCCCGGTTGGTGGGGGTCGTCGTGTTGCTCCCGCGCTGGTTGCTGCCCTCGAAGAGGATGTCGTAGTCCGAGCTTTGCTTGAACTCCTTCACTAGGTCCGCGATGCCCATCGGGTTCGCGTCCGTGTTGTAGGCCGGGTTGCCTTGCTGGTCGAGGACTTGCACGATGTACTCACCTTTGTCGTCTTGGATGCACTGGCAGCGTTTGACGACGTGGGGCAGCAGGACCTTCACGTTGCCCTTTTCCGTCTCGATCGCGCGGATGGCCGCGTTGTCGATCTTCTCGACCTTGACCACGGCTTGCGCATCGGCGAGCCGCTTCGCGAGGTCGTCCTTCTCCTTGACCATCTTGTCGAGGATGCTCTTGTTCTTCTTTTCGAGCGCCTCGCGGATGGCTTCGGTACGGGTTTCGAGTTCCTTCTTGATGTCCCCGCCAGCGGGCAGGTCGCCCAGCGATTTCAGCTTCGCCACGGCGTCCACGGCCTCTTGCGGGTCCAGGTCACCCAGGATGCTCTTGAGCCCGTCGAGTTGGGTGCGGCCTTCAGCGACTTGGGTTTTCAGACGGCTCAGCGCACTGGTCAGTGCGCCGACGTCTTCGAGCGCGATCTTGTGGGCGGCATCGCCGTCCATCCAGGCCACGGGCTCG